GTGGTACTATGAAGAGATATATACACGATAGAAATAAAAAGATTTGTACTGATTGTTTAAATAAATTAGATGATGAGAGTAATAGAGATGAGTTTAATAAATATGTTTATGCTTCTCAATTAAAAAAAGGATTCTTTTAATGCTCAGAAATTTAACTTTATTCTTAATGCTATTAACCATTACAGTAATATTATTAAGTGGATGTTCAACTAACAACAATAAAACTAAAAGCTTTCCATTTAGTATTCTAAAAAAAGTGGTGGTAGGTTTAGACTAATGAGTGAAAAAGATTTACTACGAGAATATAAAAATATTATTGCGTCATTAACTGAAGAAAAGAATGATGCAGTTAAACTGGCTTCAGAAAAAGATTCCAGAATGAAGCAATTACTTATTCAAGTTGAACAAGCTAACCAAGATGTTCAAGTTATGGGTAAAAGAATTGCTGATTTAGAATCTAAATTAAAGAAGAAACAAAAAATCAAAAGAGTAATAGATGATAAGATAACAGAACTACTTGAAAACCCTGACATAATTAATGAAAAAAAAGATGATGAAAGTGTTGACAAGGGGGGTGCTGATATGGTAAAAGAGTTCTATGAGAAATGATAAATTTAAATTTAACAATAACAATAAAGGAAAAAACATATGGCGATAATTGAAGGCACAGCATACTGGGCTTCTCTGACTAGACCTAATGAAAGGTTTGAACCTATGTGGAGAATTGATTTAGCAGTTGATTCACAATCTGCAGAGGACTTAAAAGGTCAAGGAATAACAGTAGCCGAAACAACTGTTGATGAAAAAACAATACCTAATATAATTAGGTTTAAAAGAAAAGTAAGTAAAGCTAGTGGCGATAAAAATACGCAACCACAATTAGTGGATGCTGATAAGAAACCATTAGAAAAAATAGTCGGTAATGGAAGTAAAGTTAAAGTAATGTATAAACCTTATGAGTGGAACTTTAAAGGTAAAAAAGGAATAGGGTTAGACTTACAAGCTGTACAAGTTATGGACTTAGTGGAATACACACCAAGAGAAGAATTTGATGTTGAAACTGGAAATACTTCTGGTTCAGGCGTTGACAACATTAAAGAATTTTAGTATAGTGAACCAGTCATAAAGTGTGACTGTCATTTTTCTATCTCCTAGGAGGGTCGGCTTGTAGTTGGTCGGCTCTCCTTTTTTATGTGAAAGGAATTTAAACTAATGAGGGTGCAAATGAATGAAGAAAATAAAAATGGATTTGTAAAGTATCACTTACCATGTCCATTATGTAATAGTAGTGATGCAGTATCAGTTAACAAAGACAACTCTGCTTACTGCTTTTCATGTCAGCAATTTATAAAAGAATATGATATGGAAAACCAATCAATAATAACTTCTCATGAACATGAGAGTAAACCAATAACAAATCAATCAGACTTTACTGAAATTGTAGATAGAAATATCAAAACAGATTCATGTAGAAAGTATGGTGTTACTGTAAAGATTGATAGCATGGGTAATATAACTAATCATTATTATCCTTATCATGATAAACAAGGTGCAAAGATAGCAACTAAAACTAGGTTCACTAAATTAAAAGAGTTTACTATACAAGGTAATACAAAACAATCTGGTTTATTTGGTGAACATTTATTTAATAAAAATAAATTTATAATTATAACTGAGGGAGAATTAGATTGTCTATCAGCTTATCAAATGTTTAAGACAGATAAGTATGAGACACCAGTAGTTAGTATTAAGAATGGAATTGCTTCTGCAGTTAAAGATATAAAGAATAGTTTAGAATGGTTAGAAAATAATTTTGATAATGTTGTAATTAATTTTGATAATGATGAACATGGAATTGATGGAGCATTAAAGGTAGCTGAACTCTTTAGCCCAGGCAAGTGTAAGATAATGCACTTACCAAAAGAATTTAAAGATGCTTCAGATTGTTTAACTAAAAATAAAATACAAGCTTATGTTAAAACATTTTGGGATGCAAAAGTATTTGCACCTGATGGAATTATAAATGCTAATATTTTATTTGATGAGATAAGTAAACCAACATTACAAAGTTTTGTTCAGTATCCTTTTGAAGGATTAAATAAAATAACATATGGATTAAGACCATCTGAATTAGTTACCTTTACTTCAGGTAGTGGGTTAGGTAAGACTCAAGTGATGAGAGAATTAATTCATCATTTAATAAAACAAACTACAGATAATATTGGTTTGTTAATGTTAGAAGAAACTCCTGTTATAACATCTAAAGGTATCATGAGTATTGAAGCTAATCAAAGATTACATTTACCTGATGTTCATGTTCCTAAAGAAGAATTAAAAACTTACTTTGATGCAACAGTAGGTACTGGTAGAGTATATATGTTTGACCATTTTGGTTCAAACTCAATTGATAATATAATTTCAAGAGTTAGATTTTTAGCTAAAGGTTTAGATTGTAAATATATTATCATAGACCATGTTAGTATTATAGTATCAGACCAATCTCATGGTGATGAGAGAAGAGCATTAGATGAAATCATGACTAGACTTAGAACACTTGTTCAAGAGACAGGCATAGCTATGATAGTAGTATCACATTTAAGAAGACCAGATGGTAAAGGACATGAAGAGGGAGCAGCTACTTCTCTATCTCAACTAAGAGGTTCAGCTTCTATAGGTCAGCTAAGTGACATGGTTATAGGGCTTGAGAGAGACGCACAGCATGATGACCCTGAGATTCGGAACACTACTAAGATAAGAGTATTAAAGAATCGTTTCTCTGGTATAACTGGTCCATGTTGTCATTTAAAATATGATTCAGATACTGGAAGATTATCTGAGGTTGAGGTAAAGGCAGATGACTTTTAATAAAGTCGTATTTGATATTGAAACAACTTTAACTGCAGATAAAATTTGGTGTATAGTTTGTAAACATGAAGATACTTTTTATCAATTTACTGAAGACAAGTTACATAGGTTTGAAGAATTTATTAAACAAACTAAAGAAGTAATAGGTCATAATATAATTGGCTTTGATATACCAGTACTAAATAAATTTTTTGGTTATGACTTATTTAAAAATTGTAAGATAACAGATACACTTGTTATATCTAGATTATTAAATCCTATGATAGATGGTGGACACTCATTAAAAAATTGGGGAATTAAACTTGGTCAAAATAAAATTGAGTTTGAACAATTTGATTTCTTTAGTGAAGAGATGTTAAAGTATTGTAGGAATGATGTTGACTTAACACAAAGGTTATATAAATTTCTACTACCAAGAGTAAAAGATTTTGGAGAATCAATTGAACTTGAACATAAGGTAGCACAAATAATTCAAAGACAACATGAAAGAGGTTTTAAGATTGATGTTGTTAATGCTTATATGTTGCAGAGTAAATTTCAAGAAGACATGAATGAACTTCAAAGTAAAGTTAGGTCAACTTTTCCTCCATTAAAAATAGAGACAGAGTTTATACCTAAGTCTAATAACAAAGCAAGAGGTTATGTAAAGGGAGTTCCCTTTATTAAAGTTAAATATAAAGAATTTAATTTAGGTTCAAGGCAACAGATAGCTGAACGATTAATTCTACTTGGATGGAAACCAAAAAAGAAAACTGATAAAGGACATACAATTGTAGATGAAAAAGTTTTATCTGGAATAACTAATATACCAGAAGCTAAATTAATAAATCAATACTTAATGCTACAAAAAAGAATTGCTCAAGTCAGTTCTTGGATTGAAGCTGTTAAGGAAGATGGTAGAGTACATGGCAAAGTTATAACCAATGGTACAATAACTGGAAGAATGTCTCATCAAGCACCCAACATGGCACAAGTTCCTGCTGTGTACTCACCATATGGAAAAGATTGTAGACAATTATGGATTGTAGACAAAGGAAATAAATTAGTAGGAGTTGATGCTAAAGGATTAGAACTTAGAATGTTGGCTCACTACATGAACGATAAGGAATATACAAATGAAATCATTAATGGAGATATACACACAACAAATCAGATGGCTGCTGGTCTTCAGTCAAGGGATGAAAGCAAAACTTTTATCTACGCATTCATCTATGGAGCAGGTTCAAAAAAAATCGGAAGTATCATTGGAGGTTCGGAAAGAGATGGAGAACGAGTTAAAGAAAAGTTTCTTAGAGCAACGCCAAATCTTAGACGCTTACGAGAAAAAGTGGATGGAGTGGCTAAGTCAAACAGAAGATGGCTCAAAGGACTCGACCAAAGAAAAATCCTCATAAGACACCCTCACGCAGCCCTGAATAGCTTATTACAGGGAGCAGGTGCTTGTGTTATGAAGTTAGCGTTGACATTGCTAGACCAATATGTTATAAATAACCGAATCAAAGCTTATCCTGTAGTAAATGTACATGATGAATTTCAATATGAAGTTGAATCAGGAAGGGCTGAAGAGTTTGGAAGACTAGCAGTACAATCAATAAGAGATGCTGGTAGAAAATTAAAATTAAGATGTGAATTAGATGGACAATATAAAATCGGAGACAACTGGGCAGAAACGCATTGATACAGTAGCAACTGATATTAAAAAATTAATTGCTAACATTGCCAATGGTACACCTGCAAAAATAACTGAAGAGAATATGAATCAGTTTCTTAATAATATTAAAGAAGCTATGATTGCATGGAATACACCACCTAAAAAAGAAAAGTATGATGGTAGATTAAGAATGAGTATCTTAGGTAAACCAGCTAGACAATTATGGTATGATAAGTTTAGTCCTAAAGAAACAAAAGAATATGATGCAAGTAATAATTTAAAATTTTTATATGGACATATCATTGAACATTTATTATTATATCTAACAGAATTATCTGGACATAAAGTAGAAGATAGACAAATGAAAGTTAAGATAGATGATGTTAATGGACATATAGATGCCAAGGTAGATGGAGAAATATGTGATGTTAAGTCTGCTTCTCCTTTTAGTTTTAAAAAATTTAAGAATGGTGAACTATTAGATGATGACCCTTTTGGGTATCATGCCCAGCTATCAGGATATGAAGAAGCTACTGGTACTAAAGCTGGAGGTTTTCTTGTTGCTGATAAATCAAGTGGTGATATATGTTTTTATAAACCAGAAGAGTTAGCTAAACCTGATGTTAAAACTTTAATTAAAAATTTAAATAGTAAACTTGCTAGTGATGTACCACCTGAAAGATGTTATACTTTAAAGACAGAGAAGAATGGAAACAAAGCTATACCAATTGGTTGTCAATTTTGTATACATAAGTTTGAATGTTATAAGGATGCTAACAAAGGCAAAGGTTTAAGAGTATTTAAATATTCAAATAAGAAAGTGTTCTTAGCTGAAGTAGTTAAAGAACCTAATGTAGAAGATATAACAAAAGAATTTGCGAATGGAATTAAAACACAAGCATTTGCTAGTTAGAGCAGAAGTTTTAGAACCACCTAAAGATTTAAAGTCTACTAGAAAGTGGATGA